GCAAGTCCACGTACATCACCTGGTCAGCCGACCGACTGGTGATGCCGACGATTGATGGCTCTCCGTCATCGGGCGGGATCATCACCGTCGCGGGGTTGGATTCGAATATCCGTGGTCAGCAGCACACGCGGATGGATGGCACGATTATTCGCCCGTCGCTGGTCATCCTCGACGACCCGCAGACTAGGCAATCGGCGAACTCGCCGGCGCAGACCCGCCACCGCCTCTCCATCCTCAACGGCGATGTACTCGGCCTCGGGGGTCCGGGGGTGAAGATGGCGGGCTTCATGACCTGCACAAAGATTTACCACGACGACTTGGCCGACCAGATCCTCGACCGGACCAAGAATCCCGAGTGGCAAGGCGAGTGCACCAAGCTCGTCTACAAGTTCCCCGAGTCACCCGAGGCCGAAAAACACTGGGATCAGTACGCGCAGCTCCGTGCTCAGTCCCTGCGTGAAGGCAACGACGGTTCGGAGGCCACCGCCTACTACGAAGAAAACCGCGAGGCGATGGACGAAGGCATCGCCGTGGCCTGGCCGGTTCGCTTCAACCACGACGAGGTCAGCGCGCTACAGCACGCGATGAACCTCAAGCTGCGGGATGAGCCTGCGTTCTTTGCCGAGTATCAGAACGAGCCCGTCGCCGAGCAAAGCGACGAGGACGTGCTCACCCCCGACCAGGTCGCCGAGCGCATCAACGGCCGGCCCCGGAAACATGTGCCGCTGGAATGCACGCGTCTCACCGCGTTTATCGACGTGCATGACAAGGTGTTGTTCTATGTGGTGTGTGCCTGGGCAGAAGACTTCACCGGCTATGTCATCGACTACGGCACCTACCCCGACCAGAAGCGATCACTCTTCTCGCTGCGCGATGCGAAGAAGACGATGGGGGATCTGATGCCCGGCGCGGGGGTGGAGGGCGCGGTACAGGCGGGGCTTGACCAATTGGCGACAACGCTGCTCACGACGGACTACCCGCAAGGTGAAGGTGCGATCCGCATCGAACGCTTGCTCATCGACTCGGGTTACCTTCCGGGGGTCGTGGCCAACGTCTGCCACAAACTCCCCGGTGCCGGCGCAGCCATGCCGTCCAAGGGTGTGGGGATCAAGGCGGGCAACAAGCCCATGGCCACCTACCGGCGTCGTCCCGGCGAACGCCATGGTCATCACTGGTACGTCCCCAACGTCTCGAAGACCAGTGAGTTCCGGCACGTGCAGATCGATACGAACTACTGGAAGAGTTTTCTTCATGCTCGACTGGCGGTAGCCCCGGGTGATCGCGGTGCGTTGACGCTCTTCGGCGACACACCATCTCGTGGATCGGCCCACCGACTGTTTGCCGACCACGTTGCGGGTGCTGAGTTCTGGACACGCACCCAAGGACACGGTCGGATGGTTCAGGAGTGGGCGATCCGCCCGAGCCGGCCCGACAACCACTGGTTCGACTGCCTGGTCGGTTGCGCCGTCGCCGCTTCGATGGGCGGGGTCAAGCTAGGCGTTGAGACGATTGGTGCCCCGCGTAAACCCAGGATGAAGCTTTCAGAAATGCAGGCGAGCCGACGATGAGAACCGACCCACCATCTATCAATAAGGAAGCAGATGACCCCGGCCCCGGGCTGACGTGCCCGAAATGCGGGTGTAGGCACCTGCCGGTCTGGTACACCCGAAACCGCCCCGGGCACATCCTCCGAGTCCGCAAATGCCGCCATTGCGGGCGGCGTATCACGACAAGAGAACGAGCCTGATGGACACGCGGGGTTTATCCAGCGATGGCGAGCTCTTCGGCCGGGACGCTCACCGAGCTGTGCAATTCGACACCGAGCGCATCAAGAACCTTTGAGGCACGGTCGAGGGTGATGCCGTGGTACTCGTTGCGTTCGTCCCGAGAGATCTGAGTTTCATGCACGTCAAGCCGCTGGGCAAGCTCACGCTGGCTAATTCCCTTAGCGATGCGCAGCGCAATCAACAGATGGCCAAGACCACGCAGATTGGAGAGCTCTTGGAATTGGCCACGCTTGAGCTGCTCATAACTATCGACCTCTTCCTGCAACTGCAAGTGGAACGATCGCATCGGGTCCAGTGCACGCTTGACCTCATCTGGCGCAAGCCCCATCTTCTGAAGCTCGGCTTTTTGCGCAGCCATCCGCTTCTTCTCTTCAGCGAGCCGCTCGACGGCTTCTCGGTATTCCTTTTCATTGCGGATCATGATTGAACTCCAATCTTAATAATGCCCTTGGGCTGGCCATCGGCACGACACTGACGGAAAGCGGCGGGAAACTCAAGCTCGTTGCCGTGCTTGTCTTTGATGCCGCTGAATTGACCAAAGTGTGGATACAACTCCACTCGGTAGTGGTGCCACATCGGAAGCTGCTTCTTCGGATAGCCGCGATAAGGGCGTCGGCTATCGGGGTCCCATGTCCAAACCTTGTGCGGGTCTAACAAGTTCAGTTCCCGCTCAAGGTCGCCCGAAACAAACCGTTTCATGTCGCATACGAAATACCCGTCGATGTCATTGGGATGATCCTTTTCTTCGGCGAAGGAGCCATCCACAAAAATATCAGTGATCCCAACCTGCCAGAGCTGTTTCACCAGCACCTCCAGATTGCTCACCAGGCGGTTTCGCCAAGCGGCGTCCCAGTGGCTCTCGAGGGCAGGGTTTGCCTGCCCGAGGACAAGCGGCGACTCTCGCAGCTGATCGAGCGTGAGCTCGTAGTCTGCGGGTGGCAAAAGCCCGTCGGTGTTAAACGGTGGGATCACAGTCATGTCATCGGGCCTCTCTAGTGAACATTTTAGGCAAGCTATACATATATGTCTACCCTATGCTTCAGGCGACTCTAAAGCCCGCTTTATTGCCTTTCAGCAGGCATTTATCAAAAAACATTATTGCTTATAAGCTATATAGCCTATAAGCTATGTCATGGGTGTGGCAGGTCGAATTCACGTTCAAGTACGAAGCGTGGCGACAGGCCCGAGTGAATCAAGGCAGGATGACTGAACGATCCCAGTCGCAGACAAACTGCCGAGGAAGGTTTGATCTCATGGCACGAAAATTCAACGAGCTCCGTGATCAGATGTCCCCGAAACGCCAGAAGCGCTCCGAAACGATCGCGCGTGAAATGATGGCAGACCTCTTACTTGCAGAGATTCGTAAACAAGCTGGGCTCACTCAGATTGACTTGGCTAAGCGACTGGGTGTCACCCAGCCGACGCTATCAAAGCTTGAGTCTCAGCAAGACATGCAGATCAGTACGCTCCGCCGCATTGTCGAAGCCCTGGAAGGCGAGCTTGAGCTAACGGTGAAGCTTCCCGGCGGCAAGAGAGTCAGCATCAGCCAGTTCTCGTCTGATGAGCACGCCACTTAAAGCGACAGCAAGTTCCATATACGGATACGTTTTCAGCCTTGCACTTCTTGCATGGGTGATCTGTAAATTGACGGCATAGGTGACCTGTAGGGACTTCTCCCTTCTAGGACACCGCCTTGCCTGAATCCAATCAAATCGATCCGCTGGATCAGAGCATCCACGACAACGCCGCTGGCCCTGCCAAAGCGAGCGTCGATGGCCAGTCTGTCGAGCAGCACAGTATTGCCGACCAGATCGCGGCGGACCGCTATCTCGCGTCCAAGCAGGCCACGCGCAAGGCGGGCTTGGGGATGAAGACCACCAAACTCATTCCACCGGGGGCCGCGTAATGCTGATGCGCTGGCGATCACCCCGGAACCCCCGGATGTCCAAGGCCAAAGCGAACGCATCGCATGAGCGGTCGTACCGTGTCGTGCGTGCCAAGTTCGACGCGGCGCAGACGACCGACGAGAACCGTCGGCACTGGGCCAACGCGGACCTGCTCAGCCCCGATGCCGCTGCGTCAATGGATGTGCGGGCGATCCTGCGTAGCCGAACGCGCTACGAAGTGGCCAACAACTCGTATGCCCGGGGCATCGTCCTCACGCTGGCCAACGACACGATCGGCACCGGCCCGCGTCTGCAGATGCTGACCGAGGACCCCGCCGCGAACGCTGCCGTCGAGCAATCGTTCATGCGCTGGGCCCGCGCGATCAATCTCCCCGAAAAACTCCGCACCATGCGGATGGCCCGCGCCGAATCCGGTGAAGCCTTCGCCATCCTGACTCGCAATCCCTCGATCGCTGGTCCGGTCCAACTGGACGTGAAGCTAGTCGAGGCCGACCAGGTCACCACACCCCCGTCTCGCCGCTCCTTCGAAGACGACGCGGTCGATGGCATCGAACACGACCGCTTCGGCAATCCCACGCATTACCACGTGCTCAAGCAGCACCCCGGCGGTGGCGGCTTTGATGACGAAGTGGATCGTGTGTCGGCCGACTCGGTCATCCACCTCTATCGCGTCGAGCGCCCGGGCCAGAGCCGAGGCGTCCCTGAGTTGACCCCGGCGCTGCCGATGTTCGCGCAGCTACGACGTTACCGATTGGCTGTCCTTGCTGCGGCAGAGACCGCCGCCGACTTCGCACTGACGCTCTACACCGATGCGCCGCCCAACGGCGAGCCGGATGCGGTCGAGCCGATGGACGTGTTCGAACTCGAAGCTCGCATGGCAACCACGTTGCCGCAGGGCTGGAAGCTCGGGCAGGTCAAGGCCGAGCATCCGAGTACGAACCACGTCGAGTTCGTGAAATCGATTCTGGCCGAGATCGCCCGCTGCCTGAACATGCCGTTCAACGTCGCGGCCGGCAACAGCTCGGGCTACAACTACGCTTCGGGTCGGCTGGATCACCAGACCTATTACAAGGCGATCCGTGTCGATCAAACCCACATCGCTTCAAACGTGCTTGATGCCATCTTCCGGGCCTGGCTAAACGAAGCGATCCTCGTCACGAACCTGTTGCCGCGATGGATGCGCACCGCCGACTTCAACACCCTGGATCACCAGTGGTTCTGGGACGGCACCGAGCACGTGGACCCTGCCAAGGAAGCCAACGCTCAATCCACACGCCTGACCAGCCACACGACCACACTCGCCAACGAGTACGCCAAGCAGGGCCGCGACTGGGAGACTGAACTTCGCCAACGCGCGAAGGAAGTGGCTCTCGTTCGTGAACTGGGTCTAACAGAAGCCCAATCGCAGCCTGCAGGCGTCGCCTCGGAACTCGATCCAGAGATGGAGGAGGAAGACGATGCCTGAGCATCCAAACACCCTCACGCTTACCGCGCCGTGCGAAATCACCGCAGCACAATCCGCGGGCGATACTGATGCCACTTCCGGGGGGCCACGCCGCTTCTCCATGACCGCCTACACCGGCGGACCGATGACGCTGGCAGGCTGGCGCTACCCGGTCGTCGTGGACCTCGCGGGTCTGAACACCGGCGACAGCGCTCGCCCCATCTTCCTCGGGCATCAGCAAGACGTTGACGACCTGGTCGGCCAGACCGATCGCATCGAGATCGTCGAGGGCCAACTCGTCGCATCCGGCGATGTGCTCGGCGACTCACCCCGCGTGCAGCGTGTGATCGCCTTAGCAGACAAAGGTTTCCGCTGGCAAGCATCCATCGGTGCCCAGGCCCAGAAGGTGGACTTCATCAAGGCCGGGCAGAACGTGGTCGTCAACGGCCGATCGTTCGATGGCCCGCTCAACGTTGCCCGCCAATCCCTCCTCGGTGAGATCAGCTTCGTGCCGCTGGGTGCAGACACCCAAACCTCGGCGCTGATCGCCAATCAATCCAACAAGCAACCCAACAAGGAACTCCCTATGGAATTCACCCAATGGCTACAGGAAGGCGGCTTCGATCCCGAAGCACTGTCCGACGATCAATCTAAGACCCTCCGCGCTTCGTTCGATGCGCAGCAGCAAGACACCGATACATCCGTCGCTGTCGCGGATGAGGATGAAGACCCCGCCCAGCGCCTGCGTGCTTCGGCCGCAAGCGAACTGCGTCGTCAGTCGCGCATCCTCGAAGTCTGTGGCAGTGCCCATCAGGCCATTGCCGCGCAAGCGATCGAAGAGGCGTGGGACGAAACCAAGACCGAACTCGAAGTGCTGCGAGCCTCGCGGCCGTCCTCACCCACGCCGGGCGGCGCGACCGACAAGTCGCCCGACCAAGGCGTGCTGATTGCGGCCGCGTGCCGTGCGGCGGGGATGACCGACCACCGGGCGCTGACCCAGTTTGGCGAGAAGACCCTCGAAGCCAGTGACCGCTTCCGTGGCATCGGCTTCCAGGAGTTCTGCGAAATCGCAGCGGGCAGGCGTCTGCCGCGATACCGACAGGACGCCTCGGGCTGGCTGCAGGCCGCGTTCAGCACTATGTCTCTACCGGGCATCCTCTCGAATGTCGCCCACAAGATGCTGCTCGACGGCTTTAACTACGTCGAGGACGCGTGGCGGCAGGTCTGCAAGATCGGCTCGGTGTCCGACTTCAAGGAGCACACGCGTTACCGCTTGACCGACGACATGAAGTTCCAGCCGGTCGGTAAGGGCGGGGAACTGAAGCACGGCAAGCTCGGCGAAGAGAACTTCACCCAGAAGGCTGACACCTTCGGGATCATGTTCTCGCTCGAGCGCAAGGACATCATCAACGATGACCTAGGCGCATTCGCCGCGATCCCGCAGGTGCTGGGCATGGGCTCGGCCGAGGCGATCGCCGAGGCGGTATTCGAACTGCTGCTCTCTAACCCTGCGGGATTTTTCTCTGCGGGCAATAAGAACTACCTGACCGGTGCCAATACGGCGCTCTCGATCGAGAGCCTCACCGCAGCCGAACTGACCTTCCTCGAACAGACCAAGCCCAACGGTAGACCATTGAGTGTCGCGCCGCAGAAGCTGTTCGTCCCGCCTGCGCTCAAGGTGCTGGCACAGCAGTTGATGAAAGATACCGCAGTGAACGAGACCACCACGGCCAACAAGCCCAAGGTCGCCAGCAACCCCCACGCGGGCAAGTTCGACGTCGTCACCTCGGCCTATCTCTCAAACCCTGCGTTCACAGGCTCCAGCAACAAGGCCTGGTACCTCTTCGCCGACCCCAACCGGGTCCCGGCGGTCGAGGTCGCTTTCCTCAATGGCAAGCAGACCCCGACCGTCGAACGCGCAGATGCCAACTTCAACACCCTCGGCATCCAGTTCCGGGGCTACATCGACTTCGGTGTGAAAGAACAAGACCACCGCGGCGCAGTGAAGGTCAAGGGCGAAGCCTAACCCCCCCGGAATCTCCGGAATCACTGCACCGTGAACCAACACAAGGACAACTCCTATGCCAACCGCACAGTTCATCCAAGACGGCCTCGATATCGACCATACCCCGGGCAGCGACCTGACTGCCGGAGACGTGGTCGTCATCGGCGATCTCATCGGCATCGCCAAGATCGATATCCCCGCCAACACCCTCGGGGCGTTGGCCACCACCGGTGTCTTCGACGTGCCCAAGACCGCTGGCGTCGGCGAGGCGATCCCCGCTGGCGCGAAGGTCTACTGGGATGTCGCCGACCAGGTCGCCAAGGAAGACGACGAAGCCGGGGCCAACAAGTACCTCGGTAAGACGACCCTCGCCGCCGGCGACAACGACACCACCACCCGCGTGAAGCTGGAGCAGTGACAGATGCCAGATCTTTTGAGAGACAGCGCGACCTGGCTGGCCCAGCAGCGTGGGGATCACCTCACAAGCCTGGTGATCTATGAGCGTGCCGACGGCCCGGTCACCAACGTGCCCGCCACCAAGGGCAAGACCGACTACGAGGTCGGCGATGCGTCGTACAGCGGCGCGACTCTCCGTGCCCATGTGATCGACTTCCTCATCAGCGCCGAGGTGCTGGGCTTTGATCCCCAGGCCGGTGACGTGATCGTCGAAGACGACCGGCGCTTCGAGGTCATGGACTTCGAAGGCCAAGGTGCATGGCGCTGGTCCGACCCGTACCGAACGACCTACCGCATCCATACCAAAGACACAGGCCCGAACCCTTGAGCAACGACACCAGCCCATTTCAGCCCGGTCAGAACCCGCTCGAAGCGATCTACAAGAAGCTCGATCGCTTGGATGAGGCCATCCGTGGCAACGGTAAGCCCGGCATCCAACTGCGTCTGGACCGCTTGGAGCAGAACGCCAAGCGCCAGTCGCGTTTGACCTGGCTGATCCTCGGCGGTGCGGCCACGGCTGCGGGCTCGAGCCTGCTTTCTTGGCTACTCGGATCGGGGGTGTTGCTATGAGCCTGATCACCGAGATCGCCGATGCCGTGACTGCGGAACTGAACGCCACGCCCGGGACCTTCACCCAGTCGTTCACCGCCGTGCGGAAAGTACTGCCGTTCTATGAATTGCAGGACCTCACAGATCTGACGGTAACTGTCGTGCCCAAAGCCGTGGAGATCACCGGCGCGACCCGTAGCGCAAGCCAACACGACTTCACGGTCGACATTGGCATCCAGAAAAAACTTGGTTCGCCCAGCGGACTCGAAGTGGAAGTCGAATCGCTCGGCAATGTCGTGGACCAGATCGCCGAGTACCTGCGTCAACGCCCACTTCCGGGGGCGGCCTTCGCCGCGTGGGTGAACACGATCAATGACCCGGTCTACGCACCCGAGCACCTCTTGGAGAAGCGTGTGTTCACCAGCGTCCTGACACTGACCTACCGGGCGATGCGATAGCACGCGCCCAGAGGAAACAAGCCCATGGCCACACCCCGCAAACAATGGATCAAGACGGCAACAATCGCTGTGGACCCCGACGACGGGGCACAGCTGGTGGACATCACCGCGCCATCGATCTTCACCGGTGGATCAAAGTCGATCGCCCAAGCCGGTGTGGCTGAGCCGCTCGTCAGTGAGCCCACACCGTGCCGTTTTGTTTGGGTCGCTGCACCCATCAATGACGACGGCAACGCCACGAACACCAAGCCAATCTTCCTCGGTGATTCCGAGAGCCAGAACATGCCACTGCTCAAAGGCAACTATCGCGGCGTGGTCGTGCGGATCGATGACGCCAGCAAGATTTATTTGAGAGCGGTCGCCGCTGGAGAAGGCGTCGTTTACCGCATCACCGGTGAAGGTTCATTGGAAGACAACACTTGATCGGCAGCGGCCAACGCCGCTTCCGCTCTTTCCCCAACTTCATTTTTCGTGTTTGGGGAACTTTTAAGAACAAACCCTTCGGGGTCAGAGACCACGCCATGATCGGTTTTGAGATCACCAAGATGTTCTTCGATAAGAAGGCCGTGCGCGACAAGGTCGATCGCGGAACGCGGCGTGTGCTCTCGCGATTCGGGGCCTTCGTGCGCCGCGGCGCGAGGAGCAGCATCCGCAAACGCAAGAAGGTCAGTGCGCCCGGTGCACCGCCATCGAGCCATATCGGTCTGCTCAAGAAGTTCATCTACTTCGGCTACGAGCCGTCGAACCGCAGCGTGGTCATCGGCCCGGTCCGCCTTTCACAGAACGGGCGTGGCGAAGCGCCCGAACTCCTCGAACACGGCGGCACCACGACCCTGCAGCGCCGAGGCAAACGCGTCCGCGCCAACATCCGTAAGCGGCCCTTTATGGGGCCAGCCTTTGCAAAAGAACAACCCAAGCTGCCCGCCATGTGGCGCGACAGCATCCCCCGGAATTGACCCCGCAATTGATTCATAAGGAACACTCCAATGCCGCAAGAATTCCTGCTTGGCATGAACGCGAAGATTTACCAGGGCACCGCCGGAAACGCGTTGTCCTCCCTCACCGAGATGGGCAACGTCAAGGACGTGACGCTTAGCCTCGAAGCGGGCGAGGCAGACGTGACCACCCGCGCTAACCAGGGTTGGCGGGCCACCGCGCCGACCCTGCGCGAGTGCACCGCCGAATTCGAGATGCTCTGGAAGCCCGGTGACACCGGCTTTGATGCGATCAAGACCGCCTATCTCACAGCGGGTTCCATCCGACTGGCCGTGCTTACAGGGGAGAAGAGCCCGGACGACATCGCCACGGTCGCGGGGAGCGAGGGGCCGCTCGCGGACTTCTCCATCACCAACTTCAGCCGCAGCGAACCGCTTGAAGAAGGCGTGATGGTCTCGGTGACCGCCAAACTCGCAGTATTTGACCAGTGGATTGAAGACGGATTGGAGGCCGCGTAATGAAATCATTTACCGATGCTACCGGACGATCCTGGACGCTCACGTTGAACCTCGGCACCGCCATGACGGTCAAAGATCGTTTGAAGATCGACCTGCTTCAGCCCGAGCAAGGTGATGATTCCGGAGGGCCGCCTGTACTGACCCAACTCGGCACCGACGAGATGCTGCTCGGTGAAGTGCTGTGTGTGATGCTGGAGGGGCAGTTCACCAAGCACGGCGTGACCGAGGAAGACGTCCGCAACTGCTTTGACGGGCAAACCCTGCTCGCCGCTCAGAAGGCGTTCTACGAGGAACTGATTGATTTTTTCCGAGGGCGCGGCCGCAACGATCGGGCCAAGGCGGTCGCCAAGCAGATGGCCATGATCGACGCGGCGGTGAGCGCGGTCGAGACCAAGCTCGACGCAATCAGCATCGACGAAACGATCCGTGGGGTGATGTCTGGCGCATCGCAGGAAGCCTCGGACTCGGAACCAACGACCTCTTCGAACTAACGCTCCGCCAGTTGCTCTGGATGTCTGAAGGACATGGCCAGGATCAGTGGTCGCGCACATCACTCGTCTGTGCGGTGATCGCCAACGCGAATCGTGATCCCAAGAAGCATCGGCCGTTCAAGACATCTGACTTCGATCCGTACCGCAAGACAACTAGGCAATCGCAAAGCATAGGTAATCAGTATGGAGCCGACGATCTCCAACTCCTCCGCGAAGCCCTAACGGGCAAGAAAGGCAAACGACATGATCCTTGAATCTGTGACTGAAATCCTGGCCGCGCTAATCAACTCTGTCTTCGGCTTCATGCTTGGGATGGCCTCGGTCTTTGTGCTCGTGTTCTGGATGCTCGGCAAGATCGACCTCTTCAACGAGAAGTGGCGTCAGTGGGAGGGTTCGATCATCACCGCCATCAAGCTTGCTGAGAAGCAGGTTCCGAGGGAGACCCCTCATGCCGGTGCCACCAAGCTAAATGCAGCGCTAGATCACGTTCTCAAAGACTACGCCGATGCGAACGGGGGAAAGAAACCCAACAAGAGGCTGGCCCAGCAGCTTCGGCAGGGCATCCAGACCAAGCACGCCGATCTCGACCGGTTCGGCGAGCTGTCCAAACCCCGATCCCGCCGCGATTAAACCGCGACGCAAAGGTGACCCATGCCCTCTAGTCAAGGCATCCGAGCAGGCAGAGCCTTCGTCGAGCTATTCGCCGACGACAGCAAGCTTGTGCGCGGGTTGCGCCGCGCCGAGGGCAAGCTCAAAAACTTCGGACAGTCGGTACGCAACCTCGGACTGCGGGTGGCGGGACTTGGTACAGCGGTCATCGCGCCACTCACCGCAGCGACCAAACTCTTTGGCCGGTACGGGGACCAAGTCGCCAAGATGGCCAAGCGGACCGGGCTCTCTGTGGAGGCTTTAAGCGAGATGGAGTTTGTCGCCAGCCAGACCGGCACCGAGTTCGGCTCGCTGGAGATGGGCTTTAGAAAGATGCAGCGGTCCATCTATGACGCCGGCCGTGGCCTCTCGACACAGGTCGATGCGCTCACCGATCTGGGCTTGACCTTTGCCGACCTTGACGGCCTATCGCCCGAAGACCAGTTCAAGCTGCTGGCAGATCGGATCGGTCAGATCGAAGACCCCACACGCAAGGCCGCCATCGCGATGACGTTGTTTGGGCGAACGGGCACCAACCTCATCCCCATGTTCAATCAGGGCAGCGCAGGCATTAGCGCACTTCAAGAAGAAGCCCGTCGCCTTGGCCTGACGATGTCCGGGGAGGATGCCGCTGCCGCCGAAGAATTCACCGATGCGCTGGACAAGCTCTGGAAAGTCGTCCGGATGGGGGTCTTCAATATCGGTGCCGCCTTGGCCCCGCTCTTGGGCAAAGTGGCTGACACCATCACGCGGTTAGCGGTCACCATCAGCAGCTGGGTGAAGGCCAATCGTGAACTGATCGTTCAGATCTTAAAGGTCGCGGCGGTCGTTGCCGCCGTTGGATTTGCGCTGATCACACTCGGCGTGCTGATCTCCGGGTTGGGTGTGGCGATGGGCCTACTCGCCTCGATCGTGACCGGTGCGGCGGCAGCGTTCGGGGTGATCGCCACCGCGATCGCGTTCCTGGTGTCTCCCATCGGGATTGTGATCACCGCACTGGGGGTGCTCGGAGCCTATCTCGTCCAGACAACCGGCATCGCGGGTCAGGCCCTCGATTGGCTCGGCGAAAAGTTCCGGGGGCTAAAAGACACTGCGTTGAAGGCCTACCAAGGGATCGCCGACGCACTGGCCGCGGGAGACATCGGACTGGCCGCGAAGATCCTCTGGCTCACGCTGAAGATGGAGTGGGTCAAAGGGGTCAACTTCATCAAAGGCCTGTGGCTGAGCTTCAAGCACTTCATCGCAGATGTGCTCGTGGGCGCGTTCACCGGTGCGCTGGCGGCATTGCAGACCGTCTGGCACGCGCTGGAAGTCGCATGGATCGAAACAACCGCGTTCCTGGCCACGGCGTGGCACGGGTTCGTCAACATCTTCTCGGCCACATGGGAACGCATGAAGGCTCTGGCGAGCAAGGCGTGGAATTATATCAAGAGCCTGTTCGACGATTCGATTGATCCGGCGCAGGCGAATGCCGAGATCGACCGTGCTCTGGAACAGCGCCTTGCCGAGATTGATCAGCAGACCGGCGAAGCCGTAATCGGCATCGATCTCCGCCGCGAAACCCGTCGTCAGCAGGCCGACGATCTCAACGAGCAAACCCTCGGCGTCATCGGTCAGCAATACGAAGACGAACAACAGCGGCAGGAGCAGCAGCGCCTTGATACAGAACAAGATGCCGAGCAGGCCCTGATCGACGCAAGGAAGGAATGGGAAGACGCCCTCGCTGAGGCCCGCGATCGCCGGGCCGCTGCTCAGGATCAAGACAACGGCGCTGATGTACCAGAAGCGCCCGAGCCGCCGGACTTATCTGGATTCGAAGATGTCCTTGAGCGAGAGGCAGACCGCGTTCGCTCGGTGGGGTCATTCAATCCGGCTGCGCTACTCGGGCTGGCATTCTCAAATGACGCGACAGAGCGGGCTGCGGACGCTGCTGAAGAAGCCGCCCGCGTCGCCAAGCGTATCGAACGTGAAGTCCGCAACAACGGCGCTGCGTTCGCATAGGAGATTCCGGGTTGTCTGTCATCGTTGAAGAAAAGTTCGGTCGCGTGCTCTCCGATGAATCGGCGGAGCTGACCTACGTCGTTCGCGGAACCGATAGCGATGCGATCGCTCGTCTTGAACTCCTGACCGAATCACCCACCATTCACAACAACCTCAAGCGCGATGACGCAGAGGTCGAGGAGCTTGCTCCGAGTATGTGGCTGGGGGTCGTGCGGTATGTCCGTTCCGGCAGCGCTCCGCCCGTGGCAGGCCAGTCCAGCTTCAGCTTCGAGACCCGCGGCGGCACCCAGCACATCACCCAATCACTCTCCACCGTAGGCAGCTACGTCGCCCCCGATTTCCCCGGCGGCGCGGCCCCGGACTTCAAGGGCGCGATCGGTGTGACGCAAGATGGCGTCGACGGCGTGGACATCACCGTGCCGGTCTACACCTTCTCCGAAACGCACCACCTCGCACCCGCCGTTGTAACCACGGCGTACAAGAGCGCACTGTTCTCATTGACTGGACGTGTCAACAGCGGATCGTTCAAAGGATTGGCTGGCGGCGAATGTCTGTTCCTCGGTGCAGCAGGCTCGCGACGCGGCACCGACCCTGAAGACCTCTGGGAGATCAGCTTCGCCTTCGCGGGCTCGCCCAACGTGACCGGCCTGAGCGTCGGCACGATCGCAGGCATCGCTAAGAAAGGCTGGGAGTACCTCTGGGTCCGCTACCAGGAGGCCGAGGACACCAACGCCAAGATGCTGATCCGTAAGCCCATCGCGGCATATGTCGAGCAGGTCTATCGCGACGGGGATTTCGCGGCGCTTGGGATCGGAGCGTGACGATGACACAGTTGCGTCACGTCCAAAGCGGCAGCCCGCTTCGTATCCCAGCCACCGATTGGAACAAGATCGTCGATGCGACACGCGCCTACTACGAGCAGCAGGCCGGCAGCCGTGGCCCCATCCCCGCAACCGCCGGGACGAAACAAACCGGCATCGTCCTGGTCCGCAATGATTCCGGGGCTGATCTCGCCCGCAACGCGGTTGTCGGGATCAACGGCCCGATCATCCTGCCCGGCGATCACCTTGATGAATTCCTGCGTCAGGTCGCGCTATCCGTCGTCACGCCGACAGAGGATCAGCACGCAGCGGCGGGCCACTTCGCGGTCCTGCTCGACCCCTTGCCCGCCTCGGGGATTGGCCGGGCCTACGTCAACGGCATCTGCCCGGTGCAGATCGACCTGCTTGATGACACGCATACGACCGCCGGCGTGATCGACGGCGATACCGCCAAACTCGAATCCGGCAAGCCCGGCACCCAAATCATCTGGCACGACCCCGGAAGTGGATCTGGATCAACGGTCGTTTGGGCACTGGTCAATCTCGGCACAACATCCGGGGGTGATTGGTTCTGGGCCATGCTGGGCGGAGCAACCTCGATCGGCGATAACCGGTGGTCGTACCCGTTCACGCAGATGAAGTACCAGCAGGCCGGGACCTGGGCGGCAGTTCCAGACGGATTGAATGGGACGGCCTACAACACGATCGAAGCGAACAACAGCGCGACGGGCGTGCAAGGCTGCGGCATCAATGTCGACCAACTGCCCGCAGGGGTTTCGATCCAGCCGATCGGGGCGGGTGCGGTGGTTCAGGTCACACCCGAGATCAACTGCGAGACTCAAGCCGTCGAGCATGTCTTCCAGGCCATCAACAACGCGGACGGCCCATGCGAGGGAGGCAGCCCATGAGTTGGCCACGCTGCCAAAACTGTGCCGTCTGGGTTGAGGCGACCAAGTGCACAAACAACACCTCGGACCTGCGCGTCTTTGTCCACGAGGACGATCTACCTGCTGCAGTTCAGCGTTTTGAACTCGACACGCAAGACGATGAGAGCCGTAACTGCTGGACCATCGATCCGGCCGGTGAACGCATCTGCATGCCGCAAGGCGATGGCATCTATGCCTACCGTGGGCCGTTCCCATGGGACGACTGCACCAGCTGTGAGAGTGCAAGCGAAGATGCAGGTGAAGGATTCCCCGGCGGCGGTGGCGCGGGGGGTGGGGCCGGGGGCGGCGCTGGTGGTGGTGACGGCGGAGGCGCGTGGCCATGGCCCGATGAACAGCCCCAAGGCATCAAGGCGACCGTCTGTGCCGATCACGTACCCAAGGCGATTGCCCGCGGCTGGGATGTGAACAACCTCTACTTACCCAGCGACACCGAGCGTGGTCAGCAGGGTGTCTTTGATAACGGCGGCATCTGCATCAACGTGCCCACCGGGCCGGTGGTGTCTGATCCAGACCCCGCCTTCTGGATCGGACTGGGCAATCCTCAAGACGACTGCACGACCTGTACCCACGGTGTTAAGCAAACGCTTTGCCCGGCCGACCAGGCGCTACCCAATGCGGCCGATGCGCCCGAGGTCTGGATCAGACAAGCAGATCTGCCTGATACACCCGATGGATTTGAATACAGCGGCTGGTGCTATGAAAAACAAACCGCTCCTTCTGCTGTCATCCCCGACGACGCCAGACTCCTTAGACCAACAGTTGATCAGCCATGCAACACCTGCAACCTCGGCGTTCCGTTCGTCTTGTGCCCAGACGCGAAGGATACTGGGATTGCGTATTGGGCAACTAAGGAAGCGATCGATGCGTTGCAACTGGACTACCCCGGCCTGACCACGATCTATCAGCGTATCGCCGGGACGTGCCACAGGCTTGATCTCAATACTGCGGCGAATCGCATCCCCACCGATGCCATCCAGATCACGCCGCGATGCCAATTCGATTCCTGCCTCGCCTGCATCTGTGGCGGACAACTTAATCCCAACTGCCCCGGCCTATCCGGGGTTCCGGTTCGTTTGTGCCCAGGACAAGATGCCCGGAACTGGCGCGACACCTGGGTGCCCAACTCCAAGCTCCCCGACAAGCTCACACGCTTTGAGCACCGTGGGTATTGCGTCTGGATCGATCCGTTTGAAGCAAGCACCGTCATCCCCGCCGATGCAGATGTGCTCCAACGTATCGGCCCCGCGTTTGTCTCTTGCGCGGAATGCTTTGGCTGGAACCCACCGAACCCGCCCGGTGGAGGTGGCGGTGGTGGAGGGCCCGGTGGTGGCGAGAACCCGCCGCCGCCATCCAAGCGTTGGTTCCGGCTCTGGGAGTGCGGCCAAGGCACCACCAACAAGTGGGTGCAGTTGCCAAGGCACACCAAGATCATCGCGGGAAAGCACGACGGGAAATGCCACCGCGTGCGTCACCCCGGCAGGCTGACACTTCCCGCCGCTGGACAAGCCGTTGCGATCGTTGATGCCAGAGAAAGGCGGGCACCCAACTCGAACGCGGCGTGCAGTCTCTTCCGACGCGACGAATGCGGGCCGATCTACTTCCTGGCCAGGTGCGATGACCCCGGATTGATCTGGGGGGCAACGCGCACAGACTTGGCCGCAGTCGTTGGCAAGGCCGTGAAGCACAGCGGTGTCTGGTGGAAGGTCTTTGAAGGCGATCCGGGCGGGCCGATCAATCCCGTCAACGTGACCGAAGTCATGGACGATTGTCCACCTGACGAGCCCTGTATCGAGTGCCACACGTCTGCCTCTTGCGCAGCCGCAAACGTATCGGGCAACATGGCTGGCCACATCCCGATCCAGCCCGGCGAAACCTACGAAGACTACAAGGCACGTAAGCCCGACCACCGCGTTTGTCACCGATTGATCACCTGGCCTTGCATCTCACACGACGGCACCGGCTTTACTGAGGTCGGTGGCCAAGTCACGGTCGTGACCAATCATGTCGGCCGCAACCCCTGTACGAATGGGCCGTTCCGATCGGGATACGACGCAAACCAATACGCCGCATGCGATCGCCCACAAGGATCGCTTCTTGATGATGAACCGCTCTGGTACGAAGCCTGCGGAATCGGTGGATGGGAAACCGGCTCAACATGGTTTACCCCAGACCTCGCCACGCTGTACGGGTGTGTGCAAAGCGGGCTGCCCGCGCCGGGCACTTCGTTCACGCTGATCGTGCATGTTCGGCTGTCGTCGTACGACAAGTACGCCGACGGCAGCGCATACCCCGAGTCCGACGGCTGGGCAGATGTGCTTGGCGTCCATATCAACTGTTGTGAATAGAAAGGAGACTGGAAACTAAACATTGGCCATATCGGGTGAATTCAGGGAAACCCCTAACGTAAAGACGAGGGCAACCCTGAGCCAAGCCGAGGCGGGAACGCTTCGGAAGGTGCAGAGACTAGAGGCCGAGTCCAGACCGGACAGTAATCGCCTCCACGAGCGCCCGACCCCCGGAAGGGGGAAGAGATAGTCCGACCTGCGGCGAGAGCCGTAGAACCGCTGGATAAAGAGCCGGCGGGATAACAACCGTGAAGGGTCCTGCCTTGGCTAAATGGCAGACGAAATCAAAATCCCAATCGAATACATCGAGCAGGTCAGCCGTCGCCGTGACCCGACGCTGATCGACCGCGCCAAGCGAGCCCGACTTAAGGAAGAAGGGACGGCCTGGTGCTTTGTGCCCGAGACCTGGAAGCAGGTCCTACGTGGCGACGACCCAACGCCTGCTCTGAAGCTAAGCCCCAAGCGGCAGGCGCTCAATGTCATCAGCGCGGTGGCACACGCAAGCAAGAGCGTGGCCAAAACCACCCTCGGTATCGAGCGAGCCAGCAACGAGCAGGTTGAAGCCCGCCTCAATGTGTGTCGGCAATGCCCGGGTGGGCATGCCATCTGGCGAGACAATGAGCTCCACACCTGCGGTCCCATGCTCGAATCGATGCGAGGTTCGGGCAATGGGACATGTGGATGCATCCTCGAGAAGAAGGCCCGCGATCTTGCGGAAGATTGTCCTTTCGGTTGGTGGCCCGATGGATCGCTTCACGCAGACGACTCAACAGGGTAAACTTCCGTGTCAACCATGCCCCCGGAAGCGCTCGGCTCGGCCTTACGGCCAGCCGGGCGTTTTGCTTGCTTCCTATCGCCCCGGTTATCCTCTACACGTACATCACGACTTATCCCCAGCCACATTCTAGGGGCTCTCATCATGAGCTATCGCTCAGAATCAGTCGCGACGACCGTCGCCAAACTCAACCACCAGTATTTCCTTCCCGCGATCCAGCGAGAGTACGTCTGGAAGCCAGAACAGATTATCCAACTCTTCGACTCAATTTTACGGCGCTATCCCATTGGCTCATTTCTGTTTTGGGAACTTGATCCGGAGAATCGAGATAACTGGGAGGCGTACAAGTTCCTCGAACACGGCAAGCAAGGCGGCAGTCATAACGAAGTGGCAACGACTGATGGTGTTCATGGACTTACGTTGATCCTTGATGGACAGCAGAGGCTGACTTCATTACTTGTTGGGCTACGTGGCTTCTACACGGTGAAGAAAAAGTACAAAAGGTGGGATGATCCATCTGCATGGGTCAAGCAGCGATTGTTTCTCGATCTTCTCAAAGATCCAATCGAGCCTGATGACGATGCGATGGATACCGAAGCAGGACTCTATTACCACTTCAACTTCTTCGCCGAGCCGGCCCCCAAGGAAGACGGTCGATATTGGTTTCGGGTCGGACGTATTTTGGATGTCGAGACCGAGGATAACTTGGATGATTTCATCGACGCAGAAGAAGATCGCTTGCCGGAGTCTGTTACAAAAGGGCAAATACGCACTTTCAGGAGGAACCTCAGACGACTCTACGAGGCAATCTTTAAAGATGAGGTCGTGGCTTATTACACTGAGCGTGATCAGAACTACGACCGTGTCCTTGACATTTTTGTTCGTGCCAACGAGGGCGGAACCAAGCTCAGCAAGTCGGACCTCTTGTTATCGATGGTCACTTCAAAATGGGGCACGATGAATGCAAGAGACGAGATTTTCGGATTCGTGGACCATATTAATGATGATCTGACGCGGCATAACAGCTTCGACAAAGACTTCATCATGAAAGCCTGCTTGGTCTTGACAGACCTGCCCGTGGCCTATCGAGTCCAGAACTTTAACAATCAGAATCTTGGACTTATTCAAACTTCATGGCCTGAGATCAAATCCGCGATCGAGCGCGGCGTTGACCTCGCAAACTCATACGGTATTGACCGAGACAACCTGACGAGTGCTAATGCGCTTATTCCGGTCATCTACTACCTCTTTCGGCGGCCAGGCTTGACGCTACGCGGCACGTCTGCCTTTGAAGTTCGCAACGCAGGCTTGATCAGGCGGTGGCTGATCGCCTCATTACTCAATCAGGTTTTTGGTGGCGCTTCAGACAATATACTCCGTGATATGCGCACCGAGTTGGGACGGAGTCCCGATCCGGAGGCGAACTTTCCAGCAGAGAATCTCAACCGTGTTATCGCGAAGGCAGGCAGAACTGCGGCATTCGATCAGTTTGCTATTGAAAATGTCCTTCAACTGAATTACGGCAGAAAGCTAACCTTCTTGGCATTGACGCTGCTCTACGACGAGAACGGGTGGGGAACAATCCCGCACCATACCGACCATCTTTTTCCCCAGGCTATGTTCCGTGACAAGTCGTTGCAGGACCTTGGCCTTGAGTCTGAGCAACGATGGAAATGGGTTGGTAGGAAAAACCGATTAGGGAATCTGGCCCTCCTTATGTCGAATGAGAATCAAGGCAAGTCAGATCAGCCGTTCGGTGAGTGGCTCGCGACCCGAGACAAGAGCTTTCTCGATCGCCACCTGATCCCCGCGGAGCCTCGATTATGGCTAAAAGAAAACTTTCTAGAGTTCTTCGATGCCAGGGAACAACTGATTAAAGCGCGTCTCAAGCAAATTGCCGGCGTACTTACCATCGAAAGTGACGATGTGATTCATTCAGACGCGTAGACGTGGAGTGGCGTTATTGAAAAAATCAATGCTTCGTCTCGTCATTACTCGTCGGTGGGGCATCAATATCCTCTGCCTTGCTGCCTCTGGGCATCGCATCGGACGGTCGATTATTGAGTCGCTTATTAAATCTATGCCATCGGAGAAGTCCCTTACCAAGCAGATGTGAAATTTCTTTATCTCGTTCTTCCATGGTCATCCTGTCTGGGTCTCTAAGCATGTGTTGGCACCTCTAATTTTGCGTTGATAGCCGCTTGTGGCCGGACGCTCCTATTGAGCGGTGCCCACTACAAAAGTGCAAGTTGGTGTCTCTGATTCATAAATATCAGCCAGATGGCAGGATTTTCTGGGCGGAGTTGGCATGTAAGCAGCCGGAGTGGAAACAGGCCACTGCCAACGGTTACGACCACACTATTTTTTGACTCAAGAGAGTTGGATACAGGCTGATCTCGACCGATTGAAGGTCCGGATCAGCCTTTATCTTTTGGACATAGCAGGCGATTAGCTCTCGCTTTTCTTCCACCGTTGCAGAACTCACAACGTGTTCCAGGCGATCAAACTCAGCTGCAGCACGTTCACGGATCAGATCAGGCGACGGTAAGGCGGGACACGTGTCAGGCAGCTTGGCGAGTTGTTCTGCGACCTGGGCGTACTCTTCGGATAGAGTCTTGGCGTTGTCATAAAGGCCGAGTGCCTTGGCCGTATCAGCGTCCATCGACATGAGGTGCTCGCGTACCGTCGCGGCCTGCTGGTCGAGGCTGGCGAGTTGTCGGCTTAACTGATCGCGGGCATCCGACTGGCCCCCAGCGAGGCGTTCCAGTTCCTTGGCGATCATCCGGTGCAGCTGGTCATCGTCACGCAGAGCGGCAAGGTCCTGGCGAATCAGCCCGAGGATATGACCTTCAACCAACTTGGCTGGCACCGTGTACCGCTTGGGGCATTCGTGCTTATGGCCAGACGAGTTGCGTGAGCAAACGTAGTAACGCGTCTTAATCCCTTTTGTGTTCTTGTAAGTATGCCCGCCAAGCTTGCCGCCACAGACGCCGCAGAACATCAGCCCGGTCAGCAGGTACTCGCTACGCATGGCGGGACCGCGTCGATGGCTGTTGCGTTCGCGTGAATCTTTGCGCCGCTGTTGAACTTGCTTGAATAGTTCATCCGAAACGAGAGCGGGCCAGGCATCATCACAGGTCACCCAATCCTCAGACCCGCGATGCTCGACACCCTCATCGACTCGCTCGACACTGGTCCCATCCCGGTATCGGTGCCACTTGCTCAAAGTCCGCTGGTTGTAGACGCATCTACCGAGATAGGCTTGATTCTCAAGGATCGGCAGCAGCGTCTGGACCGTGAAGTAACTACCGCGAGAAGTACGGAACCCCGCCGCGTTCAGATCATCGCGGAGTGTACGGGTTGGCTTGCCTGCTGCGAAGTCTTCGAAGATACCTTGCAATGCTCGGACCCGTTGAGGTTCAGAGGGAATTAGCGAGCACGATTCGTGATCCTGCTTGCGGTGGCTTTTACCCTTAGGCAACCGTTCCAGTTCACGCCCGGACTCGGCATCAAGCACGACCTGCCCGCCATCCTCAATATCCCGAACAATACGCCGAGGCTTGTCGCCGTCGAGTATCAATCGGTCATAGCCGAAGGGGATCGGACCACCGGGCCAAAGACCACGCTTGGCACGTTCAACGAGCCCCCGCATCGTGTCGCGCGAGAGCTTGCGGAGGTAGTCGCCGTTCTGGTGGTGCTCGATGTAACCGATCAGGCCGGAGGTGAACGAGCGATCCGTCTCGATCCCGGTCCCCGCATAGACCACCCGCTTACCCGCATCAGACAATCGACGTTCTAACATCATGCCATCGAGCGGATCTTTGGGCCTGGCGATCCGGTTGCGGTCCCACGCTAGGACAACATCGATATCGTCGCGGCTTGTTGCGTCAGACATCAGGCGTTCCAGGCCCGGCCGTTTCATATCACTACCACTGATCGCATCGTCGCAGTAGATCGCCGTGAGCGTCCAGCCCTTGCCCTTGGCGAAAGCTTCGAGCTTGGCCCGCTGCTGATCGAGGGATTCTTCCTGCTTGTCAGTTGAACGGCGGATGTAACCAATAGCGGACGTCATGGCGATTGCCTCCGGCGATTTGTTCGCCTTGAAGATACCGCACCGGCCGGTTTCGCGCCAGGGGCATCAGAGAAATCCACACCCGCACGCAGTTGTTTGACCTGCTTACGTTTCACCCGTTCGGTGAACTGATCATCATCTATGGCGGCATTCTTCCTCACCATGTCAACGATCACCGCCACATGCGAATCCAAATCGAGTGATTCATCTTTGCTGACGAGGATTCCCTGCCGCTGTAGCGCGGTGATGGATGACACAAGCCCTAAGAGTTGAGCACTGTGGCGATTGAGATCCGTCGAGATGGCTTTCTCCCGAACAATCGGCGTGGCCTGCTGGGCGCCATCAAAGCCCCGCTCGACGATTGGCCACCACGGCCGAATGATCTGCTGGGTATGGTGCAGGCTGGCATCCATCGCCACCCTCAGCCACTTCCGCGTCAGGTAAGCCCAGAGAGCGGGCAACTGCTCGGCCAGGTCAGGGTAGGTCTCGATGCCCATCTCATGCAGCGCCTCCCGCCGCGTTTGAAACTCAACACGGATGACCCGGTGATCCTCGGCTTCGGACTCGATGCCCCAGATGTCATACATCCAGAATTTTTTAGACTTCACCCGGATCTCGCGCGGCTTGTCGTAGAGCCTAGCCGCAACAGCACCCTTACCGATGGAGAAGCCGGACAACTGACGGCTCTGGTAATGCGGATCGATATCACGGGCACGCGTCACAAAGCCATCCAAGAGGCTCGGCACCCAATCAATCTCACGCAGCAGCAGGTCAACACACAGATCAACCCGGCTCGGCTTGAGTGCGATGATTTTTCCCTGCATCGCTTGAATCAGATCGTGCAGCCGCTGAATACACGCATCCGGCCCATGCGCCCACAAAGTCTCTGACCGGATGTCTGCCAGCACGCTAGGGCGCTGCTTCAACTCGTTCCAATTTCCGATCTTCATTGTCATCTCGCGACCCTTGAGCACCCATTCATAGCCATCCGTGCCAGAAGGCGACACACTGAACAGCCACGAGGCCGCGCCGAAGCCTGGATCGATGACGCCCGGTTGATCCTCATGCTCGCTCTTGGCGGTTCGCTTCAATTCGGCAAGCTTGGTGAACAGGATCTCGGTCAACCACTCCACCTGGATGGATACGGCAAGTGAGTCAATGCCCGAAGCAAGGACTCTCCCATACTCATCGGGTGACAATTTCACGTTAGAAGGGGGGCTGTTAGTCACTTGCCCCCCTGACTCGGGCAATCTTCGCCGCCCAGCGGTGAGGAACACGCGGCAAGCGCGTTTCCGCACCGCCGGGCGGCGTTCTTCGCGTCCTCAGAGCCTCTTTGGGCCTCTACCGTATTAAGGCGAGTCGTTTCGACCAGATCATGTGCGATCAATCTCGCCAGAAGACGCCGCCGGTCGGCCGCCGGAATGCGGCTCGACTCGAACGGCTCAAGCGTCTTGATGATTTCCCATGTTGCCGCAACTCGTGCTGTTTCTTTCCGTGTGTTCACGGATGTCAGCATCTTGCATCGCAAGCATCAAGCACCGGACAAAAGTCACGACACGTTCGGTCCGGGTACCTCGGGTAGGAGTTGATTCCAGCAGTCTCTATACCGCCGTATCTGTTTGCTCCACGAATCCGCTTGTATGTCCGCGATGTCTTTGTCAACGACACCACGCACTCGCTTGGACCGATCTTGAGCCACCGCATCAAACACACCTCGTACGTCGGCCGCAGTCAGCTGTGTTTTCCGCCACCCTTTAGCAAGATCGAAATAGGCCCCGACACGGCTCGCAGTCGATTGAATCATTGCCCCCATGAGCTGCTTGAATTGCCTTCTGCTGATTCGGCCGCTGTCGACACCCTGCGTCCGCCACTGATTCTGAAGATCATACCGCTGCGTACGGATTGTGCCGTCGGACACATTGACCCAGCGATGGACTTCTCGTAAATAGATGGCCATCGGATCAAGCCTCAACAATCGTTCGATCGCGACAGCCTGGGCTTGCTCGCCTCGCGATCCCCTCGACATGCGTAGAAGCTGCGTTGGCGTCGTCTGCCAAAGCAGCATCGCAGGCAAGACCACGCGCACATAAAAATAAATCTCAGCGGACTGCTCCAACGCCACTCCGAACTCTCGGCTTTCCTCTTCGTCGTAAGTGTCATCCCGTAGAAAACAACGCAACTCGTTCAAGTGTCGAGCGTAATCTCGTCGCGCCTCCTTGTGCGCAATTCGTATGACCTGCGATAGCTTTCTAGGATTTAGCTCACCGCAGATCGCTCGTGTCAACGCGTCTCGGTTCAGTCGCGACTCGCGGCTAATTGCTCTGGCGTCATCCAGTAACGATTGGGCCGCTTCACCATCCACTCCCAAAAGCGACGGATATGCGTCGCCTAAGCCGATCGTGATCCGTCGGTGATTCCGATATAGAGATAGCCAATCCTCGATCGGCGGCAAGCTCGGCATCATCTGGTCCAGCCGCTTATCACGCAGAGCCATCATCAACTCATACATCGGTTCCGTCATCACCGCCGCGTTTTGAATCGTTTGCAACCCAAGGTAGCTGATCGGCGTGCGATCAAACACGCGGTGAATGCGTAGCTTATACGGGCTTGGGCTTGATGCTCGTCTGGATGCCTGACTCATCGAAATAGTATCTACGCGGCATAGTGCCGACGTCAATAGCCGTGGCCTGCGTTGGCGTATTCGAGGATGCGGAAGCCCCGCGTCGTGCAGCCGCTCGCGGAACAACGCGATCGTCGAATGGTCGATGCCCTCGTCCGCCGCGCCCAGCCCGAGGAACCGACGGAAGCTAAGCCGATCCAGGACCGCCTCTTCCATCGCCGGATCACTTAGGCCGAACCAACGCTGCATCAGCGTGACCTTGAGCATGACGACGACCGGCACGTTGGGCCGACCTCCCTTGGCCGTGTCGTTGCGGTACAACAGCTTGACCACCGCAGCGAGTTCATCCCAAGGCGTCACCGCGTCCAAACGCGCCAGCAACCCAGCCGTGCGAGGCCCACCCAAATCCGCCAAAAGCCCGTCGGCCAACGTCAGTCCCTTGCTTGCTCGTTCCATCACACCCTTGTAGCGCCAGATGCGGCAGCATGCAAGTGGGATTTATCGAAAGGCTCCTACGTCAATCGCCCGACACTTTTAGCGGTCTTTTTTGTTACTCAACTTTTTCGATAGAATCAACTACTGCTTGCTTTCTTTCTAGCAAACCTCGATCAGTCTCATTTTGCATAGTATTTTCTAATATCTTTGCCACACTTGGCAAAGTCTCATAAATCAGGTATTCGATTACCTGAAGACAGGCATCTCGATTTTCCATTTTTTGTTCGGTAGCTGAAGCTAATGACAGCGTTTCTATACCTTCCGTCAAATAAGGATGGCTTAACATCGCATGTGAAATATTCAGCTTAATATCATCTGATATTTTGTCTGTTGCTGGCATGTCTGCAAATGAATTCAAAACACTTATCATTCTCATTTGCTCATTTTCAATCCATTTATCTAGCAATAGCTGCGATTCTGAAGAATTCATACTCCCACTAAATAATTTTTCATGATCTAATACCGAATCAATTGGCTTTTGATTCTTGCTTATCCGGCCAATTGTAAATCCAACAGCAAGAATTAGTAGTACGATGGGGGCTATTTTTACATATCTCATAATATAGTAGCCATGAAGTTTAAAGTTTCCTATATAAGGCAATTCAAAGGACATTTTTTATTTTGATTATTATGGCGTAGATCATCAAATGTTTTAGTCACAGTTTTATAAGTCCAAAGTGGAATAAAACCAAGCGCTTTAACTCTTACATTATGTTGCTCTACATGTGTTGCATTTGCATACCAAGTTCCATTATGCCTGACAATATTTACATGATACACGCCAACAATACGAGCAGGGGTTGACAACGCAACATTAAAACTTTTTCTGCCATTTGCGAGACTGCCATTTGCACATTTTTGTTGCAAATATATACACAGCGCTACTGCAAGTGCCCTTCGTTGAACTGCACCTGCCTGCTTAAGATATGAGTTATATCCCGTCAGTGCCACGCGTGCAGCAAGACCCTGTTTGATACTAAATTTTGTTGCAGGTGATGTGCTTGAAGGCCTTGTTCTTGGTGGATTAGCGCGATTGCCACCGGGATTGGCTCTAGTATTATTCGTTGCTCCTTGTCCAGTGGCTGGACTTCCGGGTGCTTGTCGTTGGTGTTGGGAAGGATTCGTTCTTGGACCAGTTTGATGGCCTGAATGCGTATTTTGCCTATTACTCGGACTTCTATGGGTAGGAGGCTCTTCCTCTTCTTGAGTCTGAAGTCCCGTTGGATCTAACCCCCCAAACATCACATGGTAGGCCGCGTACCTGTTCATCCCATCGGGATAGTCGAGCGGGTCGTTCTGCCCAAATCGCCCGGTGAGGGTGCCAAGCATGCGGTTTCGGTTGTCGATAAAGCCGGTCACGTCAAGACTTAGGCCTTGGAACAGGTGTTGCCAGTTGTAAGTATTGGTGCTTGAACCGTAGCTGGCTGTAAGGAATTCCACTTTGCCGTAAGGCTGGTAGCTCATCCTCTGGACGACCGTCTGGCTCGTGTCCGTCAGCGCGACGACATTGAACTGGCGGTCGTTGATCACGTAGAGCGTTTCGTCGAGTGTGCCGTTGCCCGTGGTGTCGCGTTGGCGTTGGATCAGGTCATCCACATACCGCAGGCCCCACACGTATTGCGCGCTGAGTTGCGCCGCGGGCAGCGGGGATATGGTCAGATCGACGGTTCTTTCCTCGATGCACTGCCAGCTATTGGTGTAGTAGTGGTGCGTCGCCGTCTCGGCTTTGCCCGTGCTGCCGTACGTGTGGTCGAGGATGCGGAACCCCCGCGCATCGTACTCGTAGTACGCCAACAGCTCGGGCGTCGCGAAGGTGGTGTTGCTATCGGTCACGCGCACGACCCGGTTCCACGCGTCGTACGTCATCTGGCGGTCTTTTGTCGCGTCGGTGGGAGCGTCGGGTGAGGGCGTGCGCGTCGTGTTGCCCGCCGCGTCGTACGTCGGGATGCCCCACGACCCGCCCACAGAGTTCGTGATGCCGGTGATCTCGTTGGCTTGATTGTTCGTGCGGGTCTGCACGAGGTTGTTCGTGCCGGAACCGTCGTTGTCTTGATTGAAGGCGGTCCAGTTCGCCACCTCGTCCAAGGTGAAGCCCTGGCTAAACGTCGCCGTTCCGGGGGCGATCGAATCGTTGCTGCCGCTGAGTTGCCCGCGCTGGTAGTCGTTCAACCGCCGCAGCCCGTCGCGGCTGTACAACTCGTCTTGGCCCGCGCCCAGCGCGTGCGCCACCGTGTCCTTCCGATACGCCGGCATGCTGTCCCGGTCGTAGCCGTACTCCAGTTGAACGAGCGTGTTCGGGGTCACAGCGTCGTCCTTCCAGTGCAAGTCCGTCACCCGATCGAACCGATCCAGACCCGCATAACTTCCGGGGGTCCCGCCCCACAGGTCCATCGTCGGAGCGTTCTCGTCCGCGTCGGATTGCTTCACGATCGTCGACATGCCTAAATAATCGTAGCGGATCGACATATCGACCGAAGCGTTGTCCATCGCCAAGTCGTAGATACGGTTCAGCGTATTGTTGATACTTCCCGCGGTGTCGTAGCCGTAGCCCACGACGCGCCCGTCCGGATACGTCACCCCCGTCGGCCGGACCTGGTTCGTCCCCCCGGAACCGTCCGCATACGTGTATTGCACCTTCAACGAACCGCCCCCGCCCCCGGAAGCATCCACCGGCCCGTTGTGCTCCTGCATATCCGCCACCAGCTGCCCGAACCCGTTGTACTCGAGCAACACCTGATTCGCCACGCCCCCGCCCGAGCCCGAGCCGTTCGGCTCCGCCGTCATGCACGACGACAAACGACTCGGGAGCCCACGCACCTCGTACTCCGTCGTCAGACGACGCACCCCCAGATGGATCGCCGCGTTATCGTCCGGCACCGGCGACGTCACGCAGTCGTGACGCAGACGACCCAGCCCGTCGTAAAGATAGGCGTGCGTCGTCCCCGCCTGGTCGATCCGCCGCGTCAGCTGACCCTGACGGTTGTACGAAAAACGAACCGAGTCCGACCCCAGCGTCCCGTCCGGGTACACGATCTCGAAAAGGAGATTCTTGGTGGCGAGCGCGGAGTCTTGTCCGCCGGCCCCGCCGGAGATCGTGGTGCCGTAGACGTAGGTCGTGACCTGGTTATCCGCGCCCCCGGAAGTGCCCACGACCGCGGTGAGGGTCTTGACCTGTCCGTCGGGGGTGTAAGCGGTGTCGGTGGTGCGGTTGACGTCCGGGCCGGAGCCGGAGGCCTGGTAGTTGTCGATGGCCCGGGTGGTTCGGCCGAGGTCGTCGTAGACGGTCCGGGACTCGACGCCCTGCGGATCGGTGTTGGAAAAGGCCTCGCCGCGGTCGTTGTAGGCGGCGGTGGTGACGAGCACGGTGTCGGACCGCGCGGGAGCGGCGGCGGGGCGGGCCGGCGCGGAGCCGAGCGCGCCGTAGTCGGCGGCGGCGATCGGCCGGCCGATCGCGTCGAACCAGGAGAAGGCGTAGCCGGTGCGGTAGGTCTGCGCGGTCGGCGTCGCGCCGGCGTCGAGGCGTCGGGTGGTCGCGGCGGTGGCCTGGCCGGCGGCGTTGTACGTCGTGGCGAGCGACTCGACGACGACCCGGCCGTTCGTCGCGGACGCGTCGTCGTAGCCGGTCTCGGCGAGGGTGGCCCGGCCGAGGTTGTCGTAGGTGGTGTAATTGGCGACGACGCCGGCCCCGGGCGCGATCGACTCGACGAGATTCGACGCGGGGTCGTAGGTGTTGTTGCCGATCAGCGCGACGCCGACGGTACCGGTCGCGGGATCGACGTCGTAGGTTTTCGTTTGGTAGACGCGGGACCGGTTGTCGTAGAACGTTTCGGATCGTGCGATGAGGTTGCCCGAGGCGGTCGAATCGCGTTGGTCTGTGCGGGTCTGTCGATCGAGGTTGTCGTAAGTGAGTTCGGTGTAGTGCGTGAGCTCGCCGTCCTCAACGATTCGGCGATCGCGGAAGTCGTATTGGTAGTCGGTGACGCGGCAGGTGGTGTCGTCGACGTATTGGATGGTTTGCGTGACGTTGGAGTTGCCGCCGGCGTTGCCGTCGTCGTACACGACGGCGGAGACTTGCTTGAGGTCCGTGCCGACGGTGTCGGGCGTCCAAGTTTCCCAGCCGATCTGCCGGGTGCGGGCCTGGTAGAGCTGGGCGATCTGGGTGTCGGTGAGGGCGACGGGGTATATGGCCATATCGGCCATGAGCCCGTCCCATCGAATATTGGGATTCAGATTTTTTCGACTGCCGATCAGCATCGCGCCGGACGTACACGCCGCGGCCGACTCGCTCCTACTGCCGCGTTGTTGGCCATTGATGTAGAGGCGTGTTGTCGCTCCATCGTGCGTTAGGGTTATGTGATACCAGGTGTCGAGCGAGAGGCTCTCGCTCGTCGCCCAGGCCGTTCCGCTGATGGCCGTCGCGAGTTGGCCGGTGGTGAGTAGATATAACCAGCGTTGGCCGATGCCGCCTCCGTCGTCTTGATCGAGGATCATCCGGTTTTCGACGAGCTGTTCAGCGCGAACCCAGCACGAGGCGGAGAACGCACCCGCTGCAGGGTCGAGGATGTGCGGGGCGGTGAGATAGCCGGTACCGTCAAACGAAAGGGCCGCGTTGCCGTAGCCAGCGGGCCCGGTCTTAAAATCCATGCTGGTGAAACTGACTGGCGTCGCGCTGTTGCCTTTGCCGGAGACATCCGTCGCGGCCGAGCTGTCGGTCGTCGTATCGGTGAGCGGCCATTGAGCATCGGGCGTGGGCAGCGGGTCGGGATCGTCGTTCGTGCCGATCCATGTGCTGCTCACCCGGTCCATTTTGTCGTAGATCGTTCGGCGGACCGTGCCATCTGGCGTCTTCGTTCGGACCCGTAGATTGGTGTCGATATCGTAGCCGTGGAATGTTTCGTTAAAGTTCGTGGTGACTACGCCAGGGTCATCGTTTACGCCGACCAGGCCGTTGTCAGGTGACTGGACCGGAATCACGTGATAGTCGCGCTGGTAATCGAGCAGCCCCTTAGCGCTGTAGTGCGTCATCGACCAACGGGACCAGTCGGCCCGATCGAAGGTGTCGGCTTCGTCGAGTCGGCCGGTGCCCGTCGTGCGTTTGGAGATGACGCGGTTGAGCGTTCGGCCGAGCTTATCGGCGAAGGTGATCGCCACGGGATCGATGAGCGTGTAGGCGTAGCTGCCGGGTGAGCCGGTGGCGTAGCCCTGGGCGGTGCGGACCTGATCGCCAATGGGCGGCTCGCCAAGGCCCTGGTCGGCGACGGGCGATTCGACATGAAGGGTATACATCGCGGTGCGCAGCGTCGTGGCAGCGCCAGCGACGTCGGCATCATGTTCCGGGCCGAGGACTTGGGTCTGCCGGCCGAGGCTGTCGTATTCGTAGTCGGTCGTGTAGCCGAAGTGACCGCCTGCAGTGGGTGTCCAACTCGGCGCACCGGTTCCCGAGACCGTGCCGATGTCCTCGACCATCTGCGTGATCAGATCGCGCGGGTCGTCGTAGACCATCTTGGTGATGATGCCGCGTTCGTCCATCGTCCAGGTGAGATTGCCGTCTTGGTCGAAGTACGCGCGGGTCGTCGCGGAAGTGCCGTCGCCGTTCTGCGACGCAGAAATCGCGGGCAGCGTCGTAACCCGCTCTTTCAACATGACGGCCTTGTCGCCCGTCGGCGGATACCAAGCATAGCCGTAGCTTGTGGTGAAGCGCGTCGAGTCCTGGTTTGTCTCGTCAGGGTATTCGATCGACTCGGCCACGACGTACGTCTTGTCGCCGCTGGTGTTATCCGAAGCGAAATAGGTGTAGAGACCGGTCTTGATCTCGGTGCCCTGGATGCCCTTTTTAATTGACATGGACTCGGCGTACCCCTCGGCTCCGCCCGCGGTCGTCGGCGTCGCGGTCGTTGAGGTGTACCACGTTTTCAAGTGGACCATCCCCGCATCGGAACGCAGATAGGTGTACGAACTCGCGCTCTGCTTACCCACCAAGTCGGGTAGCTTCTCGTCGTACCCGATGACCGCGGACGGCTCGGCACGCATGATCTCTCGGCCCTGATCGTCGTATTCGTAGTAAGTGCACCACTCGCGGCGAGCACCCGCCGTATCGAGCTCTCGCTTGACCTCGAAAATGACACGGTTGACGCGGTTGGTATAGACGATGGTTTCGCGGCCATCGTGGTTGCGGCTCACCGTTTTTGTCATCCAAATGTTATAACGGTACTCCGAAGCGACGCTGCTGGGATAATCTGGATTTTTGATTCGGGAGAAGGTGTCGCCTGTGGAACTGGTCCCGCCGGAAGTGCCGCAACTCGCGCAGCCGCGTGCTACTTCTTTTGTGACCCTGCGACTCGCGTCATACTCAAAGTAATGATCCGCGTAGTTGGGCACCTGATCGCTACCGGTGGGCACACCGGCCAACGGGTCTTGCCCCGCCTCCACGATTTCTGCATAAGACGCCGGGCCAACCGCATATTTCAGCCCGTGCTCGTAGCCGATGCCGCTATCCGTTGTGTAGTAGCGATAGTATTGAACGTCGATATCGACCCAACTGCTGCCCTCGTATTTCTGAGTAATCGACGCCTTTAAGTCGTTCGCCAACCCGTAGCCGTTGCTGCCGTCGTAGTAGGTGTAACGCGATCGCCGGATCGACGTAGTCGTTGTCGGGCTCGGGTACTGGTCCAACTCGTTAAGCGTGACGTGCTCTAGGCGATTGAGATGCGTTCCGCTGTTGTGATAGCTGTACGCCAACTCAAACACCGAACCGCTGCGCTCGGTGACGAGTCCGTTGATGTTGCCGTCGACCGTATAAGACGTTACCTCGGTGACGTATCCGTCTTGGTCGATCCGCTTCTTAAGCAGGCCAACCGGATTCGCAGTCTGATCGAAGTCCTGGAATTGGATCGTGTCGATACCGCGACCTACGCGTCGGGTGAGAACGAATATCTGATTCGACGAGTCATGCATCAACTGATAGATGCCGAGTTTCGAATGCCGCGGAACGTATTCGCTTCCGACCTTGTCGAACCGAATCTGTAGGCTGCCGATTCGGGCGTTGATCGTGATCTTGCTGCCAAGAATTCGCCTGACCAGATACGGCCACTCGTCGATATCCCAGTTATAGCCGTTAGGGCCATCGTAATCCTGATGGTTGACGATGGCATTACGCCAGACACGACGATGTGAAAACCCCGGCACATTGGCCGAAGTGTCGCTCTCAATCAGCTTAATCGTGCCAGTGGAATATTGCACCGGATTAGCGGTTTCGCCCGGGTCGTCGCAGCACTCGGGATTTTCGCAAGGCGAGTCGTTTTCGTAAGGGCTGCAGCCGCGTCCGCCAGAAGATTCATTAACCGGAGTCGTCATGATATTAAGTACCAGTAAAAGCCGTAACAAAGAAACAATTACAAATCGCAAACATATAGAAGGTGTCGATTTACTTCATGGGGGGCTTTCGATTTTTGGCCACTTGCGCAAACGGCAGGAACCGGTCAACAGCGAAAGAGCTGGGCACCCGCACGAACGGCACCGAACAAATAGCGGGTCCAGACCGCGATTCTGGTCGCACGCTCGACACACCGCCGAACGCGTCTCGGTGAGAACAGCCTCGTGAGCCGCCAAATGCGGAAGAACACCCTCGGCATCGGCTGCTTCGGTTTTCTGTTGTTCGCCCAGAAAAATACGCGACCTCCCGAATCGATCGTTATACCGACGGCTACTTGCTCAACACAAAAGTCCTCAGACTTATACTTACAGTAACGATATGGACCGTGTTGAACAAGCAGGTTTATGTTAAAATGATCACAGACTCGCGACTCAAGCCGTGATGTTTCTGCCGTGACAGCCGTTGCATCCCGCACGGTATGCCTCGAGCAGCGCCGCGAGCGACTCGGAGGGCAGTTTACCTTTCAGCACACCGCGCTTGTAGGCAGCGACGCGCGCTTGATCTTCCTCGGTCGGCCGATAGTGCGCGTACTGTGTTTTGAGCTGGAGGTAACAATCGGAGTCAGTATCAAAACTCATTGCTTCCTCGTTACGCGAAATGGCACAGGCAGCAAGCTGGTCGAGATAGTCGGCCGGTCGAGCCATCGAAAGCAATTGGTCGATGGTAAAAGTTATTTCGTTCATGGCGGTCCTTCGTCATGCGATGGACGGGCTTCTGCAGCGTTGCTACGAAGCATGACTAGCCAGAAGACAGCGGGAATCATCAGGCATCCAAACCAGGCCCAAGCGGCCTCAAATAAAGCCCACCAAACAGCGCCCAGCGCAAGGCCCGTCCAGAATCCAAAGCAGATATAGCAATCCAACACGCTTCTTGAGCGGTGCGGCAGAAGCTGACGTAAAACCTTTTCACGAAGCAAAGCACCGGGCCCGTTCGTAGGCCAAACGATCAGTACCGTTAAGCCCACAGACGCCAAGACAAAACTCAAAAACAACACCATCGGTACATGTCTATTGCGAAGTTTACGAAGCTTTCACGATCGCCGGAAGTGTTGATGGTGACTTGCGCGAAGACCGACACATTGATCGATTTATCTCTATAAAAACGGAAAGGCCCCGGCATTAGCCGTGGGCCTCTTATGCGACGTTCCACACATATGTGGCACAGCCGATACGAGATCATAGCATACATCAATTTTGCTGCAAGGTTTTTTCCGCGCAACGCCACTCTTACACTGATGCAACAATTTGCTGAGATGTCCACGTGGCATTATCGGGTCACTTCCGCACAATTTTCTCTAGCCGGGTTGGTGATGCGATGTTAATCTATAAACCTAAGGGTCTTAGGAAGTTAAGCGGCCAGTAAACTACTGCTGGCCCTATGAATACAAGGAAAAACCGCTACTACCGGCGTTCTCGAATTGCAGAGCCGGTCTTCCGGCGTCTGATTAAGGCCTTTGC